AACGGGTTCCTCTGAAACTTCCGGGTTAGTCAAGTTACGGGTAGTTGATCTGTAATAGTTTACTAACTTGCGTGCAAATGTATTTTCAGAACCAGGTTTCACTGGTGGAGCAATAGCGGGCTCCAGACGTTGGTCGTCTTCGTCCTGTTGTTTGGTGGCGAACCGCTTGTCCTTGGTCCCCTGTATGGACAACTTCAGAACAAATTCTTCCGTGTCCGTTCCGGCATTATCAAATGGATACAATTTGAACGAACTGTCACTCGTATCATAGTAGTAAATTGAAACCCTAATGGCTTCCATAACCGGGACTGTCTTGGTGATGTTTATCCTATCGTTCAAAGAACCCATCACGTAGTTATTTGACTGCGGATTGGTTACTTGTGGAACCACTAGGGTTCCTGTGTATGCAAAGTCAAAACGATTGTCAACTGAATTTACAAAAGTAATTATTCCAGAGACAACACCGGTTTTTGCCACGTCTAGTGTTATCGTTGTTCCATTGATATCGATGACCTTGGCACCTGCACCTATGCCAACTCCGGTAACGTCCATACCAATCTCAATATTTTGACTGCTCGGACTTATTAATATTTCAGTGGCTGATAGATAATCTGAGATAGTAGTGGTTACAGTCCTGGTGAATGTCAATTCTTCATTTATCGTGGAAGTTTTGACTGCACTCAGTTCAACTATGTAATCAGAAATAGACGAAATCGTGGTTCCACCAGTTATTCCTGTCCCTGTTACACTCATGCCAGCTGACAACTCGGACACATTAGAAACATACAACTGATCATTGTTTGCGGTCGCGACACCGCTTCCCGTCTTCTCAATGTCGCCGTTGAATGTAATTGTTCCAGAAACTGTTCCGGTGTTTGGCAAATTCAATATGACAGTTATTGCATTGGCAAATTCCGATATCGTAGCACCTGTTTCGATTCCCGTTCCGGATACAGTCATACCAATTGTTAAACCATCTGTATCGGACACTGTTAAGAAATAGTTTTCGCTTTTTGAAGCAATCAAATCTGTTTCTACAAATGTTCCAGTGCCCGAAACAGTTCCGGTCGGTGGCTTTGACAAGGTGACAGTTCCAACACCTACTCCAGACACAGTTGTGTCAGTATCTATACCAGAACCAGTTACACTCATTCCAGGTTCAATCCCCTCGGTCGAGACAACTGCAATTATATTGACAGAATTATAAGTCAAAACATCTTTATAAGCATAAGGATTATCCACGGTGTAGATCCGATCGGTTAAAACACCATAGTTGGGCACTTCCAAAACCACGTAGTAGGCATGAACGTTGCCATTGACCTGCGAGTCACTGTTCAGATATGGGATGGACGCCGATACAAAGTTCACGGACTCAATTCCATAAAGGGGTGTACTAAGATAACTGGTGAAGTTGCTAGCATCGGTTGTGGCTCTGTCTTTTCTGGTGGAACTGTCGATAACGATGTCGTAACTTGACATACTCTATTATTAGATTGCTTTTTTTCAATGAAGAAATCACGGAGGTCCAGGTCAACCAATTCTTCGCTGAATACGTCATCAAGCTCCGAGTACTCAACCTGGGGTTTCAAAATCTGAACACTTTCTTCATGTTCCAGTGGGACCAACGATTTTTCGGTATCGGACTCGGTCTCACTGGAAAATGTGGCATACTCGTCTGGGTCGTAGTCATATCCTTCCATAGGTTCTACCAGACACACTACTATTTATTGACTTCGTTTAAACGCGGAATCTGTTATATAGAGATCGTATTTCAGAAGTATTAAGAAACCTATCATAAAACATAAATACCTTTATTTTACCAAAGTATTGACTTGAAACATTAACATCTATATTAACATTGTGATATCCTCCTACACAACAAAATCCGTTGGTGAATGTTGCGTTTGTATTTGTGATATTGTAATACACTCCTGTGTCATTATAAGTAAATTGATAGTACGGACTGCTTTGTGATAATTTCCATACTAAAACGTTGTATCCTGGAGGTAAATTTCTAATATCAAATCCAGAACTTAAAAACCCAGCTCCATTATTATCATACATACCCATCTGTGAATCGCTTTGCTTTACGATAACTTGATGGTCAGCAGAGGCACCTCGAACTAATGTTCTCCAAGTTGGCGCAGCCTCTAATAGTTCACATACACATACAATAGTTGCCTCTGGATAAGGTCCTACATCAGTGAGTGCTCCGTTAATAACTCTCTTTGCTATTCCATATGAACCCTGAAAATCCATATAAGTTCCTTTGTATGCATCTTGATTTATTGTGAAATGATTCCCTTTTCCGCTTATGTCGTACCACGTGGTTCCAGACCCTGGATAACTTTCAGATCTGGTCGCATTTAGATATGCTTGTAATCCATTATAAAATATATAGTCAATTGGATATAAAGCTTCACTAACCTGAAACTTGGGTATCTTGACATCCATGTACCATTCTGAAATATTTGTTGATGGTAAGTTGGAATCTGGAAAAATACTTGAAACTACTATAGCATAATATTGGAATGGTCTTTGAACATACTTATCCAAAAGTACAAATGAACTTACTTGGACTGACCTGTTTACATATTGTATCACAGACCAATTTGTATTGTCATTTGAAGCCAGTAAATAACCTATTTTAGGAAGTCTATGATTATACCCAGTTCTGGCGTACATAACCGAATAATTCAGAAATAATGGTATGTCAAATTTAATTTTAAGCCATTCGCCTTTGTAACCTGATATGTTATTGCTTCCTGGATAAGATCCATCTGTGTTATATGTACTATTTAAAGAATGCCATCCCTCATCTCCCCCAAACGTTCCATTGAAAGCTGTCCATGGGGATCGGCCGGGAGAATGTTCCGAACTCGCGCTCGCCACGACCTCACCCAATCCTAATATGATGGTGGTATTTGCGGTCATTTGATTTACGAACACAGACTGTCCTTGTTTCTTATAAAAAACAATGTCCCTGGGATTAAAGTAATTTACACCTCTAGGTACAACTGGGTTTGTATAGGTATAATGTGTTTTAAATAAATATCCTTCAACTGTTTCTATTTCATCCAGTGACAACTCGCGGTTGTAGACGATGACCTCCCAGACAGCCCAGTCGGAATATTCAGAGGTACTACCATAATTTATGCTAAGTCTATCTGCAGACCCCACCGAATAATTATTTATAGTAAGGTCAACACCATTTCCTCTATAAAGTCTCTTTTGATCTGTTGAAATCAGAATCTGGTCAAGTGGAAAATTTGTTGAACTTGATTCTGTTAACCATCCTCCATAACTATCGCCATGATACGTCACACCTGTTTTTCCACCATGAAAACCAGAAAGCCAGTTTACACCACTAACTCCATCAAAAATCCTCCCCTTTGATGACCCATTATAACGGGCCACGTGAAATAGCGTATAGGTTGATGGAAGTATACCAATTGGAAATCTTATCCCATCATTAACACCTCCGTAGATGTAGTTGCCAGCTTTGTTTATAGTACCGCGAATGTCAGTACAGTGATTACCATTTCCAGACAGGTCCGGCCAGCTCGTTCCATTCCACGCCTCTCCCTTGTACCACCCGACAAGATTGTTATTTATAGGCAGTAAATTGTTTGGATAAAACTTTAGGACATCTGTAGTGAGGTCTGTCGTGAGTGACGTTTGGGACCCACCGCTCCAATAAAATATAATTCGTTCTCCTCCAGCTCCTTCACCATAATAGATTTGAATTAGATACCTTTGACCTGAATTTAGTACATATGTACCTGTAACAGTACCATCAAGATAGTCCGCAGTAGTTATTTCCGTTCCGTCAATATATACCTTAGAACGGTTATCTGAAGTAACTCCAAAAGTATATGTTCCACTGACAGAAGGAGTTATAAATCCGTACCACTTCCAACTAAAATTATCTTCTACAGATGATTGTGGAAAATCTATACTAGCGAATGTACTTTCGATCCCAATGTAGGTAGCGGTATTGAAAAAATCTACGTTTCCATTCCAGTACCCACTATATTTTTGTCCATATAGACCTCTGGACATAACTATCATTAGCGTCTAGAATTTACGGCGCTCTTTAACATCATCTCAAGTTCGGTCTCGGGTTCCCAGTCAGCCCACTCGCGGACCGCCTGGTTTACCTCCAGATAGCGTTCGTCGTCGCCGTCGTACTCGCGGAACTCGTCGTCGAACCCCATGTCGCACTCTTCCACCACCATGTCGTCGTCCGTCTCCCACCCTTCGTCGTCCGAGTCGTCGTCACTTCCTTCTGGCAGGATGGATCCGTAGACCCTTCCGACCATCTTCATGGCGCTCCACTTCATACCGTATTCCATGTCCAGTGCCGTCACGATGCTCCTTCCAGTGGCCTTGCAGTATTCCGCGGCCACAACCACGGCAGTCTCCAAAACAGGTTGAATGGCGTTCATGGCCGCATCAATGATTTGCTGCTCGCGACTCATTATTATTTTTTAAAATGTCCCTTTTCTTTAAGAGAGGATCATGCAGAAGCCTCCAGTTGGATTCCGTGGCGACACAGGGATTGGTGCCCTAACCGGACTGAGTGGTGTGGGACAACAAGACCCATTTTTGTACGACTTTGACTCGAAGAGGGAATACAATTACAACGAGTATTCTCAGGCGACTCCTTATTATAGGTTTTATAAACCCGCAACTGATACTTTCTTAGGAGAAGAGATCAGGTACACGTTTAGACCTCGAGATATGGGCGACCTTCTCACCGGACTCATGCTAAAGTTCAGGTTTCCTTCGACAACCGGTACACCCAGATGCTTGAAGAACCTCGGTCTTTCCATGATCAAAAAGATAGACTTAATTGTAAATGGAAAAGTGATCCAGACACTTAGGGGAGAATGGATGTCAATGTATGAATCTATGTATTCCAGTGAACAGGACCGCGAAAACATACTCAACGTTTCATTTAATCTTGGAGCCAAATATGACACACGACCGACCTTGAAAGCCAATGATACATCTCAACTAATGTTCTTTCCGCTTCCATTTTTCTTTAATAATCATTACGTGGATTCCAAGGCGGACACTTCATCATTTCGGACTCCCTTGCCTCTGTGTGCGATGCACAATTCCGAAATTATATTGGTGATACAATTCTTACCTCTTGCGGATATCGTCAGTGATACCAATGGTTTCGTGACCGAAACCGATCTCATCGATTTCATGTTTGTCACCGAAGAAGTCACATTGACGCAGAGCGAACGATTCATGCTGCGATCCACGCGTCGGGAATATCCAATAGAGAAAATAACTACCGAAGAGACGGAAGTTCCGGCAACGGTAGACGCAAAGTTCAGATATTATTTCAATAGCGCCTATTCATGCAGGGCGATATTCTGGACATTCAAAAACAAAATCAGTGGGTACAATCCGTTTTTCTACAACCCTCTGATCGACGCAAGAATTACGACATTAAATAAAACCGACAGAAATGAACTAAGAAAACCTCTATTCCTCCAGCAGTTGCAGGCTTATCTTCATGATTACTACAATGACGGAAGTTTCTATGGTTATTCATTTTCAGAACTACCTCTTCAGGTCGTGATAGGTGACTACGAGTTCCGTGCTCCTCGACCACAGAGTTCCTACATCGACATGTTTTTTACCGCGAGCGCGCCTGGTTACAGTCTGTGGTCGCAAGCATTTTCGGCTTCAACGAAAAACTACACGATAGAAAATGCAAAATATCTACTAGACACTAGTGTAGGTCTTGATAGGACCACAAATGCACTTTTGACCCTCGACATGAGCACGAGTGGATATCTAAGAACCAACACGGCGCGGGTGGGCATCCCAGCCACTTCTTACACTGGAACGGACAATCTTTCAGATCCTTTCATGATGCGATTTGAGCCTTGGGTGAGCAGAAAGATCACAATATCTGGGACAGACTACTTCCCGTCTCCCAACATGCACTATGTGGATAGTGCTGGTGTGTATCAAGATGGTTCATTTACCTATTTGACAGCAAATGATATAAATGTCCCCTACTGGAATAATGGAACCACCGATGCCGTTCTCATACACCAAGACGGTTCTGGCGCACCGACGTGGGGTATTTACACTGGAGACGTGTCATTGTTGACCGCCGGTGTGTCGTCGGTCACTGGGTCATTCTCAAACATCGCAGGATCATTTACGCTCGGCACAGATTATCCTACCGATGGTGGAACTACATTTACTTCACCCACGGGATACATCAAAATCGCACCAAGTGCGAGAACAAACATTAATGCATTCGTCGCGACAATTGACACGTATATATTGTCCATGTATTACCTTTCCACGAGTACGCTCGTCATAGAAAATGGTTCAGTGGACGTGATTGACTATGACACGAACGGAGGAGCAGTCGAAGGCAAATTCAAGAGACTGGACGCAGATGCTTCTGGTTTTATAGAGGCTATCGAATTTGACATTAGTACATATGATGCGGATGGCGATGGGAAAGTTTCCTTTGCCGAGTTTAAGGAAATCGAGGAAGTGTAGCCTCGGATCCAGTGAAAATAAGTCGCGAAATGCCATTCTCAATGTAAAGCAAATTCATTGAGAGTGCGTACAATCGGAAACGGATCGCATTAGAATCCTTTCCCTTTGCTTCCACATTGAAAAGTGGATTTAGGATTGTAGAAAAATTAATAGAACCGTTTGGAACTGTTCTATTCATGGGGTCCTTGCAAAACGCAAGAGCGTAGATAAACCCGTAGTATCGATTTCCCTTTGACACTATATTCTGTGTAGATCCTGGAAAGTGTGCATAGTACTGAAAACCACGATACATTTCGAGTGTTCCGACTTCCTTAGGCATCAGTACCTCATTGTCCAGTATCACCTCCATCGACGTCAAAAAATCATTTTGATTCACAGCAGAAGTATCGTTTCGCGAATAATCAAATATGTTCGTGGTATCGGTAGTCGTATCCTTAAATAATGCAAAAACAGCCTTGACTGGATTTACGAACTCTGGTTTCAAGGTAAATGAAGTATCTCCGGTGTATTCCTTCTCTTCCAATTGAAACTGCTCCGTTGGGAATAATAGAGGACGACTCATCACCGACTTGACAACTTCATCTGGCGCGTATCCATATTCAATTCTCAACCGCACATCAGAACTCGTCACGCCCGAATCTGCTCCACCCCAACTTGCGGAGTTTCTGAGACCGACCTCTACCTCTACCTCTTGATAGCGCAACGCTGCCAACGGGATTGCCAGTTCCGACCTTCCGTAAAACCAAAACTGTAATGGAACTTGAAGACGGTAGGTTCTCGGATATTGTGACGTGTTCGTGAAAGGGTATGTCGGACCTCCGCCAAGCATCCTGAACAACTGAACCACCGAAAAGGATTCTTTTTCTATTCCTTCCACATTCAAACGAAGATTTAAAGTCTCTCCACTTTCCTGTTGAATCGTGGTTCCACCAATAATCAAAGACACGTGATCGAGCATGGCCAGTGCATGATTTACGCTAGAACTTGCCGAACTTGTATAGTCAATAAGTAGGTACATTTTAGTTATAAAATCACCGTGACGTGGCACTAAAAACTTTTTTTCTCCGCCGTAATCAATCATCAAAGGATCCGTGTCGAAACTTTGAGTGACGAAGTTAGACTTCTTGGTGAACACGGATTTGAATGGAGTCTGCTCCATATTCTAATATGACTCACCTTTATTTTTTCTCAATTATTGCGAGTAACTGATTCTTGACACTTTCGTAACTCATCTTGGTGCGAACCTCATCTTGAACCCATTCCGATGTCGTTTCCAGGCCATCATTATAGACCTTTTCCATGGCTTCTACGGTTCCACTCACACTTGGCTTGACCCACCAAGCGCCCTGCATGTGATTGAAGTGTCGCTGAACAGGTGGCACCGACACGCCATGCCAACAATAATCATCCATGGCGCCAAATTTGGTTGTCACCACTGGCAATCCAAAGTACTGTGCTTCGAGCTGTGGGATTCCAAAACCTTCCGAACACGAACCACATAAGTACATGTCGGAACACTTGTACATTTTTTGAAGTGTCGTTTCGTCAAGCGTATTCTCTGTAAATTTTATGGCATGGTCTGGTATACCCAAAGTCTTTACAAGCAATGGAACGTCATAGACTCGCGCATGATTGAGCGTCGGAGCGTGCACCCACAACAAGACTTCTGGATGTTTTCCATGAAACTCCTTGAATGCCATTAGCGTCGTGTCCAGTGATTTCCTCCCACTCTGTTCGTAGTTCCCCGCTAAGGTGCATATCACATATTTGGTATCATCAATGTTGAAGTCCTTTTTGATTTTAGATTTAGTGTCCGTTAGTGGAAGGGGAGTATTGAATTCAATCACGTGTGGAACTACATAGGTGTCCCTCCCCAACTGACGCTGAATCCTTTCGCGGGTCGACGGGCACAATGAAATAATGTGCTTGATCTTTCCAAGAGCCGCCACGGTAGGCGAATCAATTGGATCATAATGAAGTGGAAACCACAAATAGGATGGACAAGCAATCTGCTCCTGGGTTGTCGTCTCAAGTAAAAATATATCCTGAAGCAAGAAAATAGCATCCGCGTTGGTCCTCTTTACGAATTCGTTGATGTCTGAAATCTTGATCACACAAGGAAATTTTTCATACGGTCCCAAAATAAAATTTACCATGGGATTATCAAGAAGACCTTGAGACCACGGGTCTCTGGTTTCATTAGGAAGAATGTTATTGTTCACCAAATCTCTAAATGAAAGTACACCCATATGCTTCACGCCACATAGACCCCAAAGGATCATTGTCACGGTGTGACCCCTCTCGTTGAACATCTTGATGAGGTGTTTCAACTGACTTGGATAGCCACCCTTTGCTCCAAAAAATGGTGTGCCATTACTCGACAACAGGACGTGCATTTACGATAATTACGTCTATATTGTTTAATTGAAACTGTGCGTTTTTAGTTTAAAATAAAATCGCATATTAATATAATATGGGTGTCGCAGTGAATGAATCGCTAGTTCTAAAAAATGGTATCACAGTTGATAGTTATTATGCTTCTCTTGACAGAAATATTGATGTTAGAAGTGAAACGCACAAAGATAAATTGTACTACACAAATGATACACCCCCTCAATTGGCTACAATGATCAAGAAAAAATATATTCTCTCTGGAAATTTTGATATATGGATTTCAAAGGAAGCCAAGCAAGCGGACAAACCAACGATAGAATCAAAACATATTACACTAAATTATGACGAATCACCCACCGGAAATATTTATGATCTTTTGTATTCCGAATTTAAGAAAGATTTGTCGAGCTTTCAAGATGATCCATAATCTTCATAGACACTGTCTCAAATGACATTTCAGACTTTACTCTTTTTGAAACTTCTTCACTTGTCGTAGTAAATTCACCATTGTAAACTTTTTCGAGGGCATCTGCCATGTTGTTTATACTAGGCATCACCCACCAAGCACCTTGCAATTGATTGTAACTTACTTGGGCGGGTTCGGCACAGATCCCATGCCAACAATAGTCTTCCATTGCACCAAATTTAGTGGCAACTACAGGCAAACCATGGTACTGAGCCTCAAGTTGAGGAATCCCAAACCCCTCTGCACGAGAACCACAAATATACGCATCGGCAACCTTGTAAATTTTTTGTAACAACGTTTCGTCTAACAATGTTTCTGTAATAATAAGTGATTGTTTTGGTATGTTTAGATCATTGGCCATTCCAAATAAATCATATGCCGAATTTCCAGTATCCTTATGTTGCGTATGTAACCAAAGAAGAGCATCTGGATGATTATCAAGAAACTTTTTAAATGCTACCATCGTGGTGTCAAATGATTTTCTTCCAGTTATTTCGTAATTACCAGCAACCGTCAGAATCAACCACTTGGTCAGAGGAATACCAAATTCATCCCTTAGTTGTTCCTTTGTAATGTGGTCAGGAAGTGGAGTTCTGAAGTGTATCACATGAGGGATACACTTTTCTGAACGACCAATTTGTTTCATTACTATTTTTTCTGTAGAGGGACTTAGAGGTATTATATGATCAATGTGCTTTAAAACATGTTCAGTATATTTCTCTATGGGATCGTAGTGAATCGGGAGCCAGAAATGAGATCTACACTCAAATTTGTTCGCATCTTTAAATGAAAGAACATGAGGATCCATTATAAAAAATACATGGTCCGAATTCGTGACGTTTATCATTTCATTTATCTCTGAACATTTAACCTCTGGAGGAAGATCTATATGTGGATTAAACATTAAATGGACATTTGGATTGTCCAAAAGACTTCGTGAATACAGATCCGAAGTATAGTCCCTAAATTCTGGATATGCAGCGACTTCATTAAAAGTCATATGTTTTCCACCACCTATGTGCATATTCCATGCTACATGTGTGACTGAATGTCCTCGATTCAAAATCATACGTGTAAGATGGCGCAACTGTACGGCATACCCCGATTTTACACATTCGAAAGGAGATCCATTACTGACCAGCAGTACTCGCATTTTCTAATTCAGCAATTCTAGTCTTTAAATTAATAATTTCTTGATTAAGTTCCTGAATAGCTTTCATTGTATGTGGCACCAATTTCATGTGATCAATCCCAGCAGTTTCTGTTCCCCATACACTCCAGTCGACCGTAGGGTCATTTGGATCTTCTGGTGGAACGAATGAATCGATGTCGCCCACGTCCTCTGGAATGTTTATCGTGTGTCGCATCGTTGGCGCGTATTTGTAAAGTTCTTGAGAGATGACACCGACACTTGGGGTCCACACAGTCTCGGCGTTCTCTGGATGAATACCATTGTCCTTTTCTTCGAATGTATATACTTTCAATTTTGATATTTCGTCGACCGCCGAATAGTTGGCAAGCTGGAGATTGCGCTTCATGCGCCTGTCGGATGATGTGGAATAAGTTATTTCTCCGTCCAGATTATAATATAAGTAATAGTTCGTCGATGTGTTGCGAAGTGGTTTTATGTAAGTACTATTTGGAACTGTTGAACTTAAAGCGACTCCTGATGCGTTTAAAGCTATTGATCGATACCCCTGCTGTAGGTACCCCGCCAGGTACCCAATCGCCACGCTTTCGGTACCCTGATTCGTCTGGCCCGCCTGGTTCCCAATCGCCACGCTTCTGCTACCCTGAGTAAAAATGCCCGCCACTGCCCCCACCGCCACGCTTCTGCTACGCTGCTGTGAAGCCCCCGCCCCGCTCCCAATCGCCACGCTGGAGGTACCCTGACTCGTGTTCCCCGCCCCTTCCCCAATCGCCACGCAGTAACTACCCTGACTCGTCCGGCCCGCCTCGATCCCAATCGCCACGGCACTATCTCCCTGAGTCTCCTGGCCCGCCAGTGTCCCAATCGCCACGCTGAATGTACCCTGAGTCGCCTGGCCCGCCGAGTCCCCAATCGCCACGCTGGAGGTACCCTGATCAACCCCGCCCGCCGCGTACCCAATCCCCACGCTGTAGGCACCCTGACTATTACTGCCCGCCTGGTACCCAATCGCCACGGCAGTATCGTTCTGATTCGACAGGCCCGCCCCGTACCCAATCGCCACGGAATCATATTTCTGATTATCCTGGCCCGCCTGGTACCCAATCGCCACGCAGTTGGTACCCTGATTATCCTGGCCCGCCTGTGTCCCAATCGCCACCGCATTAGAACTCTGAGTCACCTGGCCCGCCCCGTACCCAATCGCCACCGCATTAGAACTCTGAGTCGCCTGTCCCGCAAAGTACCCAATCGCCACGCTGT